TTAGTTGTAAGTATTTTCATCGTCCTGAGCAAAACAGCCCACCTCTTCATAAGGTACAAACTGATTTATTCCAGTGTGTATAGAATAATCATTAATATTTACTCTATGCATGTAATACCCCCCGTAATCTGCAGTTGGCGCGTCGGTAGTTTGCCAATAGAGAAAATAATCCCCCTTATGTTCACTTTTATTTTCGTGGATAACAGCACAGATTTTTGTGAATTCTATGTGCCTTTTTGAATATCCATTTTCAATCATTATATCTAACTTAAGTAGTTCCTCTTTTACTCTATTACTATCTATACCTAATTCTTCCGGTATAAAAGATTCACTACAGCCAGACAATAAAATAACCCCAAAAACAAATACTAATAATAAAGTTGTACGTTTCATAAAACGTTACCTTTCGTAGATATTTTATATTCCCATTAACTTTACCAAAGATATACAAATTTAGGAATATAAAAATAGAGCATACGAGAAGTAACTAGCCTCCTACATACTGTTCCCATAATCCCCAGCCAAGAAAGCCACACCGCTATCTTCTAAATGTTCATACACTTGAGGTTTTAAAACTTCAGGTACATCTTCAAAATTCAACTTGTCCAAAATCACTCTTTGCGTTAATAGTAATGCCATCATTTCATCATCTCCTATGAGTTTATTTAATATCGAAAACAAAAAACGAACCATCATGAATGCACCGTTATTATAAGTTCGGTAAGTACATCTTCATGAAAGTCCGCTTTTTCAGATAAAGCTTTATTTTGTGCCTTGAGCAATTGATTTTCTTTTGCTAAATCTTCAATGCTCGGTGTATAAGGTGCTAATTCTTCCACTGGTTGCTCAATAACTTCATACAATCGTATTACTTTATCTTCTCGTATTTCGTAGCTGCTAAATCGTAAATAGTGAGTATCAGGATCAAATTCAGGTTTATCTTCAATCAAAGGAAGCCAACCTTCTTCTTTGATATCTTCTTCAGGAAGGAGGTGAAACCCTGAAACGGTTGTTCCGTCTTTCTTTGTCCATGTTTTAGGTAAACGACCCGAAAGAGTGACCTCGCCATCTTTGACATGTGCATATGCCATATTTTCACCTCTTATTCATCTAATGTTCTTGTGGACGGAAACTGTCTTTCTGTCCCTGGAAATATAATTCTAACTGCTCCTTGCGCTCCTGCTGCTCCAGCTCTTGATGAGTTTTGCGATTGTCTACCGCCACCGCCTCCGCCACCATATAAGCCGCCAGCTCCGGCAGTTAAAGTTCCGAATTCACCGTCTTGCCCATTACTCCCTCCGCCACCTGCTCCACCTCTAGCGGTTGTACTGTTCCCGCCTATAACTCCGTTACTTCCATCCGTCCCGGAAGATCCTCTTCCATACACACCTACACCACCGCCTCCGCCACCAATTGTTCCATGACCTCCTGTAGCGCTAGTATATGTTCCACCTCGTCCACCTCGCCCACCCGATCCAATAACTCCGTAGCCGCCCGCACCGCCGCCACCGCCACCGACTCTCATGACTCCTTGCTGTGATCCAAGACCTGCCGATCCACCGCTCCAACCTTCTCCTGTGTGTACCGTTCCACCGTTTATACCTGAACTTCCATTTGCTCTAACTAATGTAGTGCCATTTGACCGAATTGACGAGTGTCCTCCTGCGCTCCAAGATCTAGCTGAGCCCCCGGAAGCTCCACCTGCTCCCACTTCAATTGTTAAGACTTGTCCCGGTGATACTTGCACATCATTCACGTAAGCAAGCGCTCCACCACCGCCACCTCCGGCATTATGGTTGGTGTCAACATTTTGACCACTAGCCCCACCTCCAATACATACTGCCGAGATAGATGTTACCCCTGCTGGAACTACCCATTCCATTGTTCCAACTTCATCAAATAAAACTTGACCGACCGCTTCACCGTTTCTTCCTGAGGACATTCTCATTCTATCCGCTAACATTAAAACTCACCTACCAAGCAACCTAACCATGATGCGCCTTGATCATAGGTTACAAATGTTAAAACATAGGTTTTGCTTGCGCCTGAAAGATCAGGAATCTGACCATCTTTCCACTTCACATTAAAATTCCATGTGATAGGCGCTGGATCTGAATGTTGATTAATAACAGCTGTTCCTGACAAAGAATAGTTAGAATGATAGGTTGTTGTATTTAAGATACTGATAACTTTTGAACCTGAAGTTGTGAAATCAATATTAGTCAAAGGGAATTGACTGAAGTTTAAGGCTACGTTATTTTCTGTGCTTAAATATCGTTCCTGCACACTTCTTGTTCTTAGATTTCCAGTAACTTCATCCCCTGCTTTGTTAACAGGTGTAAAACCTAATGAGTTTTGTTTTCCTGCTGTCACTTGATCAGTATACTCTATGGCATTTTGTTCAGCAGCTGCAGCTTCTTCTTGAACAGTTTGAAAAGTAATCTTTTCGTTCAATTCTTCTTGCAGCCCTTCAACTTCGCTGATTAAATGACCGTGTGAAGAAGGTGTGAATTCAGTCGGCTTATCCTCTAATTCGTCCCATGTAGTGACAGTTGAAAAGTTTTCAAGCTGTTGATTCGTGTAATCCTTCGCGTTCTGCTCGGCTTGATTGGCTTTATCCTGCGACCCTTCAACCGTTTCAGCTCCTACATCTGCAGCCGCAAGTTGAACTTCTCCACTCTTACCGTTAACTGAAGTGACCAAGTTCCCATCTAATGCATCTTGGATCAAATCACCTTGCTGTTTAGCGTAATCACCTTGTTCTTTGGCATATTGCGCTTGTGACTCTGCTTGACCAGCGGCTTGTTCTGCAAGGCTTGTAGATTCTCCGATACTTGATAAAGCTGTTTCCATTTCGATCAACTTATCATCAACCAAAGATGCTTGGTGTTGAGCAATCTCCGCTTTTTCATCTGCATTAGCAGCTGATTGATTAGCGGTTGAAATAGCTTGATCCGCTTCTTCTAATTTACCTTCAACAAGTGATCCCTGGCTCTTTGCATAGTCGCCTTGTTCCAATGCATAATCCGCTGATTGATTCGCTTCAATTGTGGCCTGCTCCATTGATTCAATGGTTTGATTAGCTGAAGATAACACACTTTCTACTTCAACTAGTTTAGGCTGCACTTTATCAGCTTCAGCCTTTGCATAATCTCCTTGTTGCATGGCGTATTCTGCAGCTGCGTTATTATCCACACTTCTTATTTGTTGATCTGTATAATCTTTTGCTTTCTTTAGTGTAATCGGATCCATTAGATTACCACCCACTTAGAACCGTCATACAAATATGCTTCTCCTGTATCTAATTCATAAAAAGAAGATGCCTTAATCACATTAGATGGTTTGCTTTCACTGGAATACCCTACATAACTAGAGGGCTTATTATTTAATTGGTTGATGATGGTTCTAAGACTTTGCACTTCTTCTTTTAATGTTCTTAATTCGTTAAAGAGCTGCGTGTCTCTTGTGGGTAGCGGATTACCGGTTCCCGTCACTAAGAATTGACCATTTGATCCTAGATGTTGCGGGAGAAATCCAGCAGGGAAGCCCGGTGATGGGTTACTTTCTCTTTTTAGTTGTGTCACTATAACCACCTTCTTTCATAAGACATTTCAACCTCTGCAACTCCAGGTGTAACATCAAGAACATTTTCCCCTCTAAACAAGGAGAAGAATTCGGATGATAAATCATTAATCAAAAATACTTCTCCATTCTTGCGTATTGACTGTGTAGCAGTGTCAATCTCGATCACATCACCCGTTTGAGCGATATTAGCAACCTGACTATCATTCTGTGCCTGGTTTAACCTAAATACTTTTATTTCTTTAAAACTCTGTTGTGATGGGGCTGTTGAAGGCCAAATTCTAGCTGCTAATTGAATTTGTGTAATTCGGTTTGCATACCTTGAATCATAATCAACATACCTCCTTTGAGATAAGACCCAATTATGATTGCCATTCTGATCAATCTTTGCCCAATATGGACGGAACTCATTTCCTACTCTTACAATTCGTAAGATCCCGTCATAGTTGTTCCAGCCTGTTTTAATATCAGGCAAGGCATACATGTTCATTCTGTTATTTATTGGCCCTAACTGGAATTTCCCTTGAACTTGAGCTACGTTCTGCCAAATGTCTTCAACGCCAATTTTGGCAACTGTTACGTTATTAGCATCAAGAAGATAGACTTCCATCATTCCCGTTTCGAATCCAACGTTTTCAAGATTAACCAAAACATCAACCCGAAAATCCTGCAAACTAGCTCCAATTGACCGTTTTAAGGATGGACCTTGCCATGCTCTAGGACTGATACCAACACCGTAAAGACTAGGATAAAACCGCCCGCCACTACTAGACATTTCACCCTCTAAATAGCCGTTATCTACCGAATCAGGCAACACCCAATTTGACGTACTATTCATCGTGTCCATGAATACTAATTCTTCAGGATCGACTATCGTATCAGTCATTGCAGCAGGTTTCCCTAATAAGATTCGTTCATTCAAATGGTTTTTAATCTCGAAATGAGTTACCGGCTGATTAAATGTAATCTTGAAGCGCGGCTTGGTTTCATACGTACCATCATAATGAACGGTTGTGCTGCCATCGTTTAAATTCACTTTTGTTTCTTGTGTGTCATATTTGAATGGATCAGCACAAACAAAAAGAAGAGTCGTTCTACCATACTGAACAAACTCTTCTAAATTCGTATCTCCACTCAAAATGGCATTATAATAAACATCTGGCTCATCACTAAACCATAAGGGCTTAGGTTCATTTGTTAATATGTGGCCAATAAAGTGTTTGGCTTTTAACATCCAATCTGCTCTATTTGTTCCTATAAACGTGACCGGTATGGCTATCTGTCTTACACCTAACCTCTGTCCAGATTGATAAGCACCATTTGTTGCGGGAACCTCTACTAAATCATTGTAGATCGGAGGGGCTAATGACCTCGTTTTGTCTTCTACAATGACCCATTTCCTCAGATCAATTCCGTTAAAATGTGGCATATTATCCCCTCCCCCTACTTCGATTTGCTCTTTTTTCTAATAGACTGGTTTGTTCAGCCATGTAAGGAGCAGTTGTTCTTGCTACCTCTCGTCCATCAATAAAGATTGAGCTGCCATTCCTTACACCATCCAATATTCCTTGTAATAAGGTGACTATACGACTGTCAGTAAAAGTTGATTGTCGGCTTCGAGAATCCATGTTACTTAATTGATTGATAACACGATTTGTTTCTCCTAACGGGCTAATTCCAGTAGCATAAGCAGGTATGTTTGTCGCTGCATTCATGATCTTCTTGGATTCATCGTGAGTGAATACTTGGTAACCAGCCGGACGATTATAGAGCCCCGGGCCGAGTAACTCCCAGTTGTTCCCTTGGCGGCCAAGCTCCCAACCTTCTTCACCCGCTATGAAGAGTCCACCTTTATGACCTCCAGCTGCTTCTGTACCGATTGCATAACCTGGTACTCGAATTCCAGCAACCGCTCTACTAACTAATGAACTGAATCCCTGAAGAGCAGTAGCCACAAGAGTAATGTTCTTTCGTTCGGGCTTCCTAGCTTCTTCACTTATTGCTTTGGCAGTCCCGTTATCATCCACATCTACTTCTTTTCTGACATCTTTACTTAACTCTTGTGTAAGTTCAGTTGCTTTCCCAGTACCTTCATCAATACGCCCGTTATTTTGTTGCAGTTGTCTCTCTTGAGCATTTAAGGCATCTGTCACATGTCTAGCCTGTCGTTCATACCGTTCAGCTTCTCTAGTCATTTCTGAAGAAAGATTGGTTTCTTTTTCAATCTGGCCAATGATTGATTCGTGTTGAGAGATTTGACGGTCTAAAGAAGTGATTTGTTCTCTGATCTCCCCGCTTTTATCCCCTTCTTTTTGAATCAATGTTTCTAGTTCACTCTTCTGTTCTCTAAGCTTTTGGAGATTTTCTTCTGCAATCCTTACACCTTCTTGACCTTGTTCATTAACTCCAATTTCTTTGAGGAGAATTTCAGCAATGGCACTGTCGATCTCATAGAGTTTTGCAAGTTCCTCGTCTTTAGATGCGATATTTTTAGCAATCTCTTCTCTTCGAGTACGAAGCGCTTCTAATTGATCTGCTAATTCACCGTTTATAATTCTCTCTAAATGCCAAATCTCGTTATTAGCTTCAGCAATCTCTTGCTCGGTTAGGAGACCCGTTCTCTTCTTTTCGTTAATCTCATCTAATCGTGCTTTTGCTTCCTCTTCGCTCACATCTCTGTATTGAAGTAAAGTATTCATCTCTTGTTCTATAGCATTTAATTCTTCCTTTAAAGCTCTCTGTTCATTTATTAATTCTTTTTCTCGCTCAAGTTGGATAACTCTTTCTTCTTGCAACTCAATCAGTGACATTTCGCGAAGTGATTGAATATATTCATGCACTGCTTTTGTGGTTTCTATTACTGCATTACCCTTGTTAGTAAAAGATTGTTCCACAGTTGGAGATTGCTCGATGATCTTATCGTTTAGTCCAAGCATTTCATTTAATTCATCATTAGTTAAGCCGCTCTTTTCTCTTAGCTTCTCATATTCAGCTTGTAACCTTTCGATAACTTGAGGATCCTGAGCAGTGTTTAGCTCAGATTGAATATCAAGTAACCTACCCATTTCATCTACAGTTAACCTTGAAGCAGCACGCAACTCATCGTACCTCAAGACATTGGCTTCAAGAGCATCAGCCTGTTCCATCATTGAATAAGCTGCATCCAAGTTCACTTTCTTGGCTTCATTCTGAGCATCAATATATTTATAGATTCCAAAGCTTAAAGCGGCTACGGCCGCTACACCTAATGTGACTGGATTGGCTAATGCACCAACTCCTGCTGCTAATCCTCCAGGGCCCTTAAGCATTTTGATAGCAGCACTTCCAGCTGTAAGTAACCCGCCTATACCTGTAGTTAAATTACCAAACACAATGGCTACGGGACCAACGGCAGCCGCTAAGGCTGACATGGTAACTATATTCTTTTTTGTGTCATCTTCTAACTCACTGAACCATTGAACAAGCTCTGTTACTTTCTCAACTCCGGCTGTGAACGTAGGGATCATGTGCTGGGCAAACTGAATCGATAGCTCTTCAAAGGCTGACTTTAATTGAGTCACGTTCCCTTTTGCATTATCCTGCATCGTTTTAGCCATATCATTAAGAGCCCCATCCGCTTCTGACACTGAGGTCTTAAGATCGCCATACTCTTCATCTAGCCCTGCAAGTAATCCTTGGAATGACTTTAAATGCTCCTTGCCAGCAATCATACTGATATACTGAGCTTTTTGTTCATCTGTCATATCCTTGGTTCGATCTTTCACTAACCTTAAGGTTTCTTCTAGTCCTATAAAGTTTCCATCTGCATCAAAAGCACTCAAGCCAAGCTCTTCCATAGCAGTTCCTGCTTGACCTGCCCCACTTGTAAGGTTGACCATGATAGCATTTAAAGCACGACCGGCTTCAGCACCCTTTAACCCTCGGTTTGCTAAGAGGCCTAATGCAGCAGTTGATTCCTCTAACGGAACATTAAATTGTGCCAAGTTACCTCCGGCCACAACATAAGCTTCCATGAGTTGTTGAATACTTGTGTTAGAGCTCCTAGACGCTTCAGCTACATTATCTAAGTATCTAGGAAGATCTTTAACTTCAATTTGTAATGCAGCCATTGAGTCAGTAGCTAAATCAGAAGCTCGTCCTAAATCCATCGCACCAGCTTCTGATAACCGTAAGATAGGTTCTAACCCATCTAGCATTTGTTGAGTATCCCATCCAGCAAGAGCCATATAAGAAAGACCAGCTGCAGCTTCAGTTGCACTCTTTGAAGTGGTACCGCCTAATTCACGGGCTCTAGCTTCTAACTTCTCTAGATCAGCACCGGTTGCTCCTGATACTGCTTGAACTTGAGACATACCTTCTTCAAAGTCCATCCCTGTTTTCAACATTAGAGCACCCGCACCCGCAATAGGTGCAGTAACTCTCATGGACCAACTCTTACCAAAGTCAGTTATGTTTCTGCCCACAGTTTGAAGTTTCTGTCCTGTTTGCTCCATATTGTCTGCAAGGACGTTCCAAGGATTTGTCTGGCGTTCTAACTCTGCTGAAACACCGCGTAACGCTTCCTCTGTACGCTTCATTTCTGCAACGGCCTTATTATAGGCAATTTGAGCATTTTCAGTTTGTTTAGAGTTCTCACCGGTGGATGCTTTTGCTTCATCATAACGCTGCTTTAGATTCAACACTTGCTTTTGTTGAAGCTGTAACGTTCGACTTAAGACATCAGATTTATTTCGTAACTCATCCACTCCACGTGCAAAACCAGTACCACTTGAGGTGACGGCTTTTTGTTCCTGCTGCAGACTCTTTAACTGTCTCTGAACGCTCCCCATCGATTGGACAAATTCAGCTGAATCCATGGTTATTTTCGTTTTTAATGCACCAACTTCCAAGACCGTCACCCCCTAAAATAATTTAATTTCATCAATGAACACTTCTTCGTTTTCTTCAGTTCCTAAACTTAAATAAAAATGGATGTCCATCTCATCTAATTGATTGAGTGTCCATCCATTTTTCATGTGACTTCTGTAAAGGTTTTTGATGTCTTTCATTTTTTCTCTTGCTTTTTTCACCTGAGAAGCAAAGGCTTCTTCAGGCGTTATTTCTTTCCCACTTCATCTTGTTCAGACTGGGCTTCTTTTTGTAATTCTTCAACGGTTTTTCCTGTCCGTACGAAAGTGAACACTTCACCAATCCTGCTAATTAATTGATGGCTTGGAGTACCTTCATAAAACTCCTCAACCGTAAATCGATTTCGGAACACTTCACACACAAAGCCTACAACCTTATCCATTTCCTCCAATGACAAATCTGAGTAATTAATTGAGGCATCAAACTCTACAACCTTACGGAAGTGTAGACCTGTAGCATGCGGAATGGCGTGAACCTCTTCCTTTACTTGGACTTCATCATCCTGATCTTCAATTTTCTTCAGCATAAGTTTCAACATGATTACCCCTCCGGTGTTTCTTCGTATACATCATTAAACCAGTTATCAATAATTGAAGTATCAAGTCCTTCTTGATCTTCATCTACTTGAGCCCCAATTTTGTTATCTGATTGACGTCGTAAGAAACGACCATTAACTGTAGGTGTTTGGAATGCTGGGGTTTCTTGTTTTGTTTCATAGTTCTGGTCAGGTGGAGTGAATTTTCCTTTGTATAAGACAACATGACGATAAGCTCCATTTGCTTTTTCTGATCTAAACATTAAAGCAACATATGGCGGTCGGTCATCTTCACTATCGATGAGAACTCCGTCATTATTAATCTTCTTTCCGAGCATATAAGATTGGACTTCAGGAGATAGATCATCTGTATTTAATGCTACAGTGGTTACTCCTCGTGACTCAGCCGTTTCAGCTACACCGTCATCCGCTCTCAGATCAGCCGTGTTAAATTGATTTTGCATATTGGCCGTAATTGCCTTTCCTACACGTTTAGGTGTATCGTACGTGGTACCACCCTCATCATCTGTTAAAATTTTCGCTACATAAATATCTCTTAAACCGATAGTTGGCATTCTCTATTCCTCCGTTTCGGAAATAAAATAAAAACGAAGCACCTTGTGAAAGAGCTTCGTGTCGTTCTCGTACATTTCTGTTTCTGCGTTTTTCTTAAAACCTGCTCGTTTCATACTCCCTTTTACCTGTTTCACTAAAGACAGATAGTTTCCTGGTGAGTAGATATCTAATTGAATGTAATAAACAGTCGCAATTTCTCCATCATCCGCCTCGACTCCAGCTCTTTGATCGTATTCAAAGAAGGTGATATACGTTTGAGCACTGCCGCTATAATTCAGTGGATTAACAGGTACATTGAGGTTATCAAGTGTGGAAAGAATTAAACTATTTAAACTCATATCCCCCACCCAAGCTTTGCTCTAATTTTATTTGCCATAGCGCGGTTAATCTGTACCTTGCTACGGTTAAAAGTAGGGCCCATAAAAGGTCTGGCTGGCATTTTAGATGTACCGTTTTCATGCATATGCCCATAATAAGCTTTTCCTTGATTATCTACGTATACATGAACTTCATCGCCCTCTACATCAGAGATTTCAATATTATTTATTAGATCTCCTGATCTACGTTTTAATACTGTTCCTGCGGTCTTTTTTGTTTCATCTTGCATAATCTTTGCCCCAGCTAGCAGTGCGTCCTCTTTCACTTTTTCAACATCATTTGAAGACTGCTCTAATGACCTCATTAATTCCTCTAGCCCCTCAAGCTGAAACTGAAATTCGCTCATTATTTCACCGCTTTCAAAATCACAGTCATGGAGATATTCAATCCATCATCGTTTTCTATGGATTCAATCTCGTGGGAGGTTCCTCTCCACAAGACATTTAATCCTTTAGGACGTTCATCATCCATGAGCTTTCTCTGATAACGAATGGTAAACACCCTGTTGTTCTCCATGTTGGTTTGGGCTGCAGCATAAAAGGTTTTACCCTTTAGTGTTTTAAGCGCTCCCCAAGCTGTTGTATATGTGGTTGCCTCCAAGATAGGAAAACCATCTGCATCTTGGCTGTCGCTAGGAAGTTGAAAAGTGAGCTTCTGCCTTAAGTCCCCTGGATTCATTCAGCATCACCGCCATAGCAATACTTTAGCTGTCGGACAATGCTATCTAAAGAATAGGGGATCTCATAAGATTGGTTTCCTATACGGTAAGATTGCCGATTATCATACCAATGCTCAGTTAACATAGCGCATGCTTGGTTGAATTGTTCTACCATATCAGGATCTTCAGGATTTAACCTCACACCCTGATTTTTGATGTGGATTTTAGCCAGGCTATAGAACTTCAGGAGATCCTGTTCTTCTTCAGTCTCCATTTCATAATCCATACGAAGATACCGTTTTAATTCTTCTAATTCCATTTTTATCACCTCAAAAAAGAGGACGATTATTCGCCCTCTCCGTCTGGTGGTTCTTCACGTGTAGCTATCACCGATTCAAAATGTTCAATGACACCTTTTCGATTCTTGGAGTATTTTTCCTGTTCCAGTAATTCACTTAAGTCATCTACTGATAACCCTTCTGTATTTGTTTTCACTTCAGCAATGCTGCAGTCTAATAGTTCATTGATTTTAGCTGCGTCTTCTTCCGCTTGCCCTAACCAACCAAAACCTTGTAGCTCTTGAATACGATGCTCAGAACCTTCATAGAAAGTTCCAAGGTTGTGAGTTTTCTTCGTATGCTTATCGCGGAATCGTTTAATCACTTTAGCCTTCATCTATTTATTTCACCTTACCCTTCTGGAATTGTTTCAGGTTGGTTTGTGATGTCGATCTCACCATACACAATTGCTTCTTCATCCCATTTCGTTACATCTTCACGCTCGATCACACGGAACTCAGTCGTGTTCGTTCTCCATGCCTGGCCGCCTTCTTTTGTCATGTCTAATAGCATTTGTTGACGATCCCAATAGACAACAGCTTCTTTAAGATCACCGATGATAAATGGTGCCTTGCCGTTTAGAGACGGTTTCGTTTTATTTGATAACACTACAATACGACGACCAAAAAGTAGTTTGCGTGTCGCGTCTTGTGGATCTGGTTGCAGAAGTGGACGCCCGTTCCCATCGTATAATTGATCTAGGTAGTTAAAGCCATCTTGGTTAGTGATGATAATGGCTTCTTGAGCAAAAGCCGGATCAAGAGTTACATTCAAAGTCGTTTTAATTCCTTTGTAGTCACCTAAATCTACTTTATTGAATGAATTTAACACTTGAAGAATCAGGTGGTTTCCAGTAGCACGCGACTTCTTAGCAATCCATTTCACTAAATATGATGTTAATGATTGGTCTGTATCAGCAAGCACCGTGTTAGCAACAGGTAAGAAACCTGCATAATCCTCAATTGTATAATTCAATCGATCAAACTTTGGTGATGCAATCTCTTGCATAGCATTAGGATCCCCATACTCAGACAATGGAGCTAGTGGAGTGTGATCTGCGCGACGTTCTAGAGTACGAGCACCCTTATTAGTGGATACAGGTTCAACTGTTACGTACTGACGTAAATCATCAGTAGTTTGTACCAGCTCATTAATTTGAGTTGAGATGTCCTCTGGAATTATATATCCACCATCTTCACCGTTGCTTGCAGTAAGACGAGCGTAGTATTTATCCATTTCTTCCGCTTCTTCATCATTTAACTTATGGCCACGTAGCGCTTTGAAGAAGAGGGATTTGTATTCAGGTTTTTGATCTGTTTGTTGTGGTTGCGGCAAACTGTTACCTTTGTTTTGAGGTTCCGGCACCGTTAACCCCTCGAAATCCTTTTGCATAACTAAGAAGTTATCAAGGTCCTGCTTTGCAGATTTTGCTTTAACTAACTTCGCTTGAGCTTCTTCATCCTTACCTGCTTCCACTAAGGATTCAGCCTCTGCCTTATAATCAGCAACAGATTGACGTAGCTCTTGCTCACGTTTCGTCATACCAGGTGTACCGATCATACGAACAGCAAGTACATTTTTATTTGATTTAAGAGATAAAAAAGATTTCATCATTTCTTTTTGAATTGGAATATTCATAATTTCCTCCTTGGATTGAGCATAAAAAAATAGACCTTACAATGTTAGTAAGTCCAGCTCATTTTGAAATTTGATTTTATTAAATGGCGTTACTGTTGGTTCTGGTTCTTCCAATAATGGCTTTGGTGTTTTTGCGTAATGTTTAAGATAATCTTTTGCAGATGCAGCATAGTTTTTAGATTCAACAATGTTAAGCCTGAAATACTTGGCAGCTTCTTCTGCATTCAACCACGTTTCGTTATCTAACATGGTTTGAATAGTTGCCTCTTCTACACCCTCAACTAAGTTATCTTTGTAAACAGCCAAAGCCCCCTTTGCAATCTGGTCAAGATCATCAGCAACTTTTCGTAAGTCCCTCGCATTACCGATTGCTAACGTCCACGGATTGTGGATCATTAAGAATGCATTTGAAGGCATGTACACTTCATCACCGGCTAAAGCAATAACTGAGGCAATAGAAGCAGCTACCCCATCAATATAGACTTTTTTCTTTGCCTTGTTTCGACTTAACATATTGTAAATAGCTAAGCCAGCAAACACGGATCCACCAGGACTGTTTACATAGATGTTCAATTCATCTAATTCGTTTACCTGATTCAATGCATTTAGTACATCCTCCGGCATCACATCCGACTCATCCCATTTCCAGTCAGTGTTGTCCACAATCTCTCCATAAATGTAAAGATCAGCTGATTTTGAGGTGAGGTTCTTAACCGTCATTAGCTGATGTTGTTTTTTCGGTGTGGGCAACGCACTCATGTAAATAGGATAATGCTTAGTCTTATTCATTCTCCTCACCTCCTTTCAAGCCTGCTTTGCCTAATTGATACTCGTCAGCTATGTCTAAAGATACATGGTTAAGGTCTACACGGTGCTTATCTCCACCTTCGATGGTATCCATATCTTCAAGCTCGAGAACTTGGTTAATACTGAAGACACCCTTATCAAGCATGATCGAATAAAATTCAGCTTGGGTTTTCTTATCGGCTCTTAGCAGTGCTTCCAGGTTAAACTTTAGGTAGTATCTTTCTTGCTCACGCAATGAAAACAATTGGTATGAAAATTCTTCTTGATATTGAGTGTAGATCGGACTCAATGTATTTCGAATAAAATCAATTGCTTGCTGCTCAATATTTGTGTGAGTTGCTCTTTCAAGTTCATTCACCATATGCATAGGAATATTAAAGAAGGTAGCAATCTCTTTCTTGTCAAAATTCATTACCTCAACAAATTGAGCATCTTTCAGAGGCATTGAAATACTTTGATAGTCAAGCCCAGCATCTAGAATAGCCACACGTTGAGCATTGTTAATCCCTGTATTTGCTTGCTCCCATTCCCCGCGGATTACTTCTTTAGCATCAGGGTTGAGCATGCCTGGAATCTTTAAAAAGCCTGTAGTAGATACTCCGTTCTTAAAGAATTTCCCCTTAAACTTTTGTACTGCCTGAGCACTTCCTATAGACTCCCTGATAAGTTGAATTGGTGGCTTCCCCTTGATTCCGTCAGTAGATAATGCGGTTAAATGAACCACGTCACCATTCCAGATCTTCACGTTTTCACCGTTTGGCAGTACAGTGTGATACCACAAATCATTGGTCCTTATGTCCACAACTGGCTCTGTATTGGCTGGATTAAGGAGCCATAATCCTTTAGGTCTACCGTCTGCTCCCCATTCGATATTGATATAAGAATTTCCCCACAGATTACGGTGTGTTTCAATAAGGTGCTTGAATTTAAAAGGACCTTGGTATGGATTAGGACGATTCTCTAATAGCTTAGCAACTGCATGCTTTTTATCTCTTTCCCTTCCCTTAGCTGTCCTTTTGAAGACCTGGAAGGGTAATGTTGCTATTCCATTTGCAAGGATATTTACACATGCATACACAGCTGGAACGCCTAACGCTGAATTAACTGTCACGGTCTCCCCGCTTGATGCTTGGTGGCCAAACATCTTCATGAACCAAGGTTCCGGATTTTTTAAATCTGTCGTTTGACCTTTGGAAGCCAAAGCATTACGAAAAATCACTTTCTCACCCCCTTTCTATCTTTTAGCAAGAACGAACCCGAGGATGATTAACACCATTCCTAACAGGTAGTTACCAGCAAGGATATTCCACTCCACAATTGAAATGAGGTAGGTGTTAACAACAACTAATACAAGACCAGATAAAATAAAAACATCCTCCAACCATTTGGTGAAGAATGCCGTTAGAAATGCTATGATAAAACCTTTTAGGACCTTAGCCAAATTCACTTACCTCCTATCGTAATTACAGAACCTCTTTGGAAGAAAGTATGAAATGTCCAGCTATACATACGATGGTTCCCAGTCCAAGATGATGCCTTAAGTAGAAAGATAAACCATCGCTTCAGTTTAATATTTACTTTAATTGACAACACGTTTGATCATCTCCTTTTACATCCTCCAATTATTTAAAAAGTGGCTGCTTAAATCCTCACTGTGACCGCTCATCGCTCTAGAGAAAGCATTAATAATGGCTGCTATTGGATCAATTCTATCTTTTGATTTCGCCTTGTCTAACATTATATTTTCTTGAGCATCCATTTTAGTTATTGCATTTCCGATCGCCCACGTTAAAAGAGGATCATCAAAATGAATAATATTATTTGCATACACAAACTTTCTAAAGTCTTTTGTGGGTAAGGATAAATGCCTTAACATTTGTGGGATTTCAATGGTAGTAAAACCTAATGACTCAAGGTTTTGAGCAAAATGAGAAGCATTCCACTTATCATAATCTACCTCTTGAATCTGATAACCATATTCTCTCCATTCTACTGCCTTCTGCTCGACGAATGAATAATCAACGATACTACCAGGTGTTGTAGTGAGGTGTCCTTGTTGCTCCCATAAATCAAAAGGAACCCGATCAGAATTAATTCGTTCTTGCAACTTATCTTCAGGCATAAAAGAATGTTGTTTTACGACAAATTTATTATCTGGCAAGGAAAACACAAGACCAAGGCTTGTTAAATCTGTAGTGGCTGACAAATCACTTCCCAGCCAAGCCGGAAATTGACGGAGATCCATCTTCACTTCCTCAACTTTCGATTTACACTTTTTCCATTTAGCCATATCCATATATCCGTTCTCTTTAGCATCTACCCAAATATTCATATTCTTGGTTAAGAACTTTGTCATCTTTTCTGGAACATCAAGTGCTGCTTTAAGGCGCTTTCTTAAATATTCACGGCCATTTTCATAGGAGCATATAATTGGATTTGCTTTTTCCCAAACCATTTCATCCTTTATGTCATCACCTTTATCCAATTCATTAATCATAACAAAGTAGTTTTCATTCTCTATTGGGCTATTCGGATCAAGAATTTGAGACACATATTGATATTCTACTCTGTAACAAGGATTGTTTAGATTAAACCCGGCTGTCGTAATAATCATCATTAGCGGCTCCGGTCTTGCACCCATTCCTGATTCAATTATCTCGTACATTTCATCTGTTTCATGAGCGTGATATTCATCAATAATTCCACATTGAGGGTTGTAACCGTCCCCTGTTTTTCGGTCCTCTTTACTCAACGGCTTAATAAAGGAGTCGCTTTTTATGTGAGTGATGGTTCCATAAGCAACTTTGAATTTATCCCTCAGAAACTCATTAGCCTTGATCATTCCCTCAATTTCATCCCATACAATCTTTGCTTGCTCTTTTTTTGTAGCTGCACAATATACCTCAGCTGAAGCCTCTCCAAAAGCTGATCCCTCATAACTTCCCACAGCGCCCAGCGATTGAGATTTTGCATTTTTACGTGCCACTTCCCAAAAGCCTTTTGTGAATCGTCTATATTCTGATTCTCTGTGAACCCACCCATAAATATTGCCGAAGTTAAATTCTTGGATGATATGAGGCTCAATATATTTACCAGCCAAGATTCCTTTTCTATGCTTAAAGGATCTCATCCAGTCTAAGAATCTTTCTCCGCGTTCTTCATCAAAGATATAAGGAAATTCATCCGATCCTTCTCTTTCAAGATCCAATAAAAAGCGCTGACACGCCCATTTATGCTTTTGACAGGCTACGATGTCACCGCTAATAACTTGTTTACTGTATTCAATTAGCCTTTCCCTTAGCGACATTACACATCACCGAATTTCTTTTCGAATTCTGACTTTGGTTTCTCCTCATCCACTTTCGGGATCACCAATTTTAAGCGAGATGTAATAGACAGCCCTAACTCACTGGCAGCTGCTTTACATTCGTTGAAGAGTAAGTTCTTAGCGCGCTGAAGCTTCGTATAATTTTCATTTAGAAATTTCTCTTTCGTCAGCTTACCGAGAATCTCAACTTCCATTATCCTAGTTGGTTTCATCGAACGTAATTCTTTTTGAACTCGAATATATTGATCTCTTGAGTCAATGTATCGTGCCAGACCGTCCACATCTAGGTTGCTGAAGATGTTGAGTCGCATCAATTCAGCTGCAATCTTCTCGAATTCTTTTTTCTGTTCTTTAGTCAAGTAGCTTGGTGGTTCAATGTTATCTGTATAACCGCGAATAGCTTGTTCCTGACTTTCACGTTCCTTTATGGCTTTCTTGGTTAAATGATTGGAACGTCCTTTTCCTTTAATCACCTCTAAAGGCTGTCTTGGTCTTCCTGCCATCCATTACACCTCCTTATAAAAATTGAATAAACGGATTTTTGTGTGCGTTTGAGGGCGAGTCGCTCAGGGGCAAATTTTTTTAAAAATTTTTGACCCCGGGGGGACCACTTTTATGCTCTCGATTGTGACATCCATGACATAATGACTCAAGATTGTCGATTGATAGCCTTAAATTCCAGTCTTCTTTAACCTCCACAAGGTGATGGACCACGTTCGCAGGCTTCAACACCCCGCGCTTCAAACAGCGTTGACACAGCCCGTTATCACGTTCATATGCTAGGTCTCTTACCTGCTTCCATTCTTTCGACTTGTAAAAGGCATTGACCACCGGATCACGTCCGTACTTGTTATAATACTTGGCTGATTCTCTGTGATTTTTCTCAGCAATTTTCTGGTGAATTTTGCAGAAGGTTTTCTCTGTAAGATTTCCACAGGATATCTCTGCACAAGGACGCTTAGGTTTTCTAGCCATAATTCTGCTGCAGCTTTCTGTACGTATGCTTGTGTGCTTCATTCATAGCACTGACCTTACGTGTTAGCTTTAATAGTTTGTTCTTTTGTTTTACTTTAAGATCACCTTTGGATCTTAGGTCTTTAATTTCTTGTTGGATCTCTTTCATCGAATCATCTAAGAAATAGCTGGTATATTCTTGGTTACAATTTGGACAGGTGAAATAATAACGCTCTACATTCCCCGGCATTTTTTCTACATGATCTGTTTTTAAGGCAGTTATCTTAAATTCCTGTTGGCAGCCTTCGTTACAGGTGACATTCATTAGGCAGCTCTCCTTTCTTAAAATAAAAAGCACCTTACCGATAAATAGGTAGGCGCTTGTTTAGTATCTTTATAAAAAATTAATAGAACAGAAATACAAAACTAAAATATAGAATAACTAAAAAAGTTGATAATATTGAGGCTACCAGAGAAGCTAACCAGATATGCAAGAGTAAAGTTACCCACCCAAGGCCACTCCCTAAAAAGAATAAGACAACAAGACTCATCACTGACAATAAGAACATATAGATAATAGCTGTCATGAGCCACGCAATTATTTTCTTATTTGTCTGCAACTCCACCAGATGACTATAAAAGCGACTTACATTAGAAGTTTGTAATATAGATATACCCGCAATGAAAAAGCCAACTGATGCAGAACCTAACGCTATGGACCCTAAGAGAACGTCATTTAAGTTTTGTATTTTCTGATAATCAGGGACCACATAAAAGAAAATTAAAAAAGGAAATATGAAAAGACTAAACTTAAAAATAAACCCAACCATTTCATAATCCCCCTTCAAAGTTAATCTTTATTAATATACATTGTTTCTAAAAGCCTTCTTTGTTTTTTGAATATATTATTAATAGTTTCCATTACTAAAGTAGGTGTCTCTTTTTTATTCTTTGCCAATTCTACATCTAAATAATCGGTTAACTTTTCATTAATCAAGTCTAAAGGTTCCTCTATTCCGTTGTGTTCGGAAATAGCTTTCAAAGTCGAAATGTCATCCTTTTTACTTATTTGAATAATATTTTTTGCTTTGGCAATAGTATCAAGAACTTCAAGACCATCTTTTGCACTGAGACGTACTGTAATCTTATCCGCCTTTAATTTCCTTGCCAGATAAATATCACCTAAAATCGGTCGTTGTTCTTTTTGAACTCCAGCTGCATTTTCTGGCATTTTGTAAGTATACTCAAAGAACTTAATATTATGTGCATTTTCTAACCTAAATAATTTTTTGAGGTCGGGTATTAACTCTATTATAAATTTACTACTTTTTTCAGGGATTATTCCAGTTTGTCGAATTAATTTTCTAAGGTATACACCAAAAACTTTATCATTAACTCCTCCTGTTTTTTTATGCAAAACAAGAGTTTGAGTAAATGGATAATATGCAAATCCTGTATTAACTATAGTGCCTTCATCCGGCTTAGTAGCATATGCTGTCCTTTTGCCATCTAAATTAGCTATCTCTCCTTCAGAAGATGTATCAAGTTTTTCAAGTATCCCTACCCACCAATGTCTGTCAGTATGGTCATCACGTTGCATCTTTTCAATATAAGTTATTCTTAATACATGACCGCCCGCTTCAACATTATCTACTTTTCCAGAATCAATAACCCCTTTTTGTAAGTTTAACAGATCATCGATTGTCCTGGGGTATTCTTCAGCTTCGCTCACATAGAAAAAGTTAGCAGTTATTCTTCTTTTCAAGTAAAAATCCCCCTATTTATGTCAAATTAGTAAGTACGTTGTCTATTTTACTACTAAAATAGGTACATATAAAGGGAACTTATGTTCTCATTGTACTGTTGTAAAGTGAAAAAAGCAACAGATTTCACTCTAATGGGGTTAGAGGATTCTGTTGCTCACACTAATTTGACACTATCATTGTATCACTTTACTTATGAATAAAAAATGACCACTTTGTGCCCTGACGCTTACCTATTCATAGTGATACTATCTATCCCGAATACCAATGAGGACAAGACTTCTACCGCTTTATTAACATCTTTATAAACTGTTCTTTTGTCTATATTGTGCCTTTCAGAAACTTCTTCAGCTGATAACCTTTCTTGAGAAATATATAGATGGTAGATTGTTTTGTACTTTCTCACCTCTTCATCCCTTCCAGATTCCTCACACAGGACCCTGTAAACTCGTAACATTTGATCAATAAACTTTACCATAGCAAGCGTTCGTTTCTTGCTGCGTTTAATCGATTCAACAACCAATTCATTTGAGTGCATTTCTTCAAATACATCATCTGGAACCTCAAGTTCATCGAGCTCGATCTGCAAGTCTTTACTATGTAAGACAAACGATCGATAGTGTTTTAATAACAGCTTAGTGTTTCTTAATCTCATGTCACGTCTGTTCTTTTGCGCCTTTAATTGTTTCTGCTCCATATATTCAAGAGCAGTTTTTACAGCTGTCTCAGCTGATACTTTTGCCACCTGTTCAAGCAATTTCTCATTGGACATGACATCTCCTCCTTACAATACTTATTTCCTTAGAGATATATAGAATATTAATTACCGATATCGAGAATACTGTTAAAGGTGATTATAATGAAAATACATTATGGTTGGTGGATATTGATTGGTTATATTTTAATGCTCATTGCTACGATTCTTGTTTCTCACCTTGATACCATCGTTATTCTTAAACGGCATTTAATGGTCGTAATGTTCATTAAGCTCTTCGCATTTCTTTAACCAACTTTTGCATTTCAATTGCTATAGCTTCAATCTCTTTAGCATTTTTTTCCACATTATCTAAACGGTTAGAACGAGACTTAATAACATGGTATTCCATATCTTCCTTGTATATATGAAGGTTATCCATTAACTCAAAAAGTCGCTTGCTTTTTGAAGTAACTCTTTTTCTACCCATAGAAAACTCCTTTCTTCTTAATGGACAATATCATCGGACTGCGAATCAGTCACTCGTAATAAGAAACTCTCCATCTTCGTCATCTAATCTAATTTCAATTTCTTTTACAGCGTTGTAACAATCGCTAAATTCAAGCATTTCTTTTGCTAATGGTCTAATTTTCTCTAACAATTCATCTACCGTTTTTGCTCCTTGTTGCATACTCATTAACCACTCCTTCTAATTCACAATCTCAATTATTATTATTAAAGCATTCTTGACATTGGCTAAACTCATAAGGCTCATTATTACCATAACACGCCTCATATTGTTCGATTTCAACCGTCTTTTCACAGTCCTCGCATTGATAAGTATGCAATATTCCCACCTCTTTCTTATTTCGTAGTATCCCTCTGATCTTCATCAACATTTACTCAGCTGCTGCTTTTATTTTTTCGTCCAAGGAATCAATATATCTGTTCATCTCCACATAACGCATGCGGTCTAGCCTCTTTGGTTTGAGACCCAATATTCTTTCGGCCGTAGTTACATAATGTCTAACCGTTCCAGTAGTTCTTACGTCTTCAAAAATCTCACACAATGGCGTATCTAACTGGTCCTTTTTAACCCAATTACTACGATTCTCTTTCATCCCTACCACCTCATCTCTCTTTAGCGCCTCGAATAATTTCCAACTAATTAGAAATAATAATCTCAAGCTAGAACGTTGGACCTCCATGATTAATACAAACTACAGAAAGCCAACGTTCCAAGCTTGCTAATGTAATTACTTCCTATGCCTTCCTACGTTTACCCCGTACCTTCTTTTTACGTCTATTCGACTTTTTATGAATCAACTTTTGATACGCCATATCCTTCTGCTCTAATTGCTTCCGGTATTCAGAAATTTGGACTACATTATCCCAAGCAACGTCAATCACATGATCGTGCTCATCTTTGAACGTTTTCATTTGATCTTGCTTTATTTGATGTAGCTCTTTAATCTTATTAATTGCACTTCTAAGCTCTTTCATTTCTACTACCTTTTCTTTATATTCACGGTACTGAAGAATAACCAATATCAGATACACCACAATTAAACTACCTAACACCCAGCTCCACATTAATAACCACTCTCCTATTCTAATTAACTTCTTTCCATAAACGTTTAGCTGCAATATTTGCAACAGTACATCTCTTAACCAAAAATACTTCCGCTATTTGATTTTTATCGAAATTATTATTTACTAACGTTCTTATCATTTTGACCTTCGTCTCATTCAATTTAGTTGTACCTGGTTTCCCTTTATAACCTCTTCCTTTTTGTATCATGTCATCAATATTGTCTTGATGCGTGCCAAGGAATAAGTGATGGGGATTAACACACTTTCTGTTATCACATTTATGACAAACTAATAATTCTTTAGGAAAGTCTCCGAAATGCAGCGAGTACGAAAATCTATGTGCGTACTCATTCTTACCTTTGTTCTTTAATTGTCCGTACCCATTGGGCATTAAGAAACCTTCCCATTCCCAACATTCTTCCTTGCCTAGTTTGTTAACCCTTTCCCAGAATGCATCTTCTACCTTGTACTCTTCTCTAGCTCTAACTCTATTACTGTGACCCTTTATAAATTTAGGAGGAGATTTTATGTGGTGTTTCTTAAAAGGGATAACTGATTTGCAACCGCATTGACAAATTAACTTATCCATTCTTAATCACCTCAATATCCGTTCTGCTGCCTAATATGATTAATTTCGTTTTTCCTTAAATATTCTTGTTCGATCTGCTCCAATGTAAAACCGAGCATTTGACCTAATCCAAAGAAGTCACCCAATAACGCAAGGTAATGAGCATCAACTAGATCCCCCTCTTCAAAATCATCTTCTAACAAGAGGATATTTTTAATGATCGATTTATATTGCTTGGAGATAGTTAAATGTCGTAATGGCATGACTTGCTCAAACGTAGGTAAGGTATCAAGCTCCCCGCATTCGTAAAGTTCAATACCTTCTTCCAGAACAAAATGTAGACCATCAACGTATTCTTCAAGGATCGGGTTAGTTTTACCGATATACCCCCCGTGACAAGAACCGCAATATCCTGATAAATCTCTTCCAGAACCTCCACAATCCTCACATGCAATTAATACTTCTGTCCTCGGCTCTTGATCCTTGCTCCAATACTTAAACCCACGCCATTCATTTGCACATTCAGCCATTTCAACGATAGCTGCTAGGTTCATCTTGTCGAACTTATCATCTTCCTGGTAACCAATCTTGTCACGCAACATCTTCTGAATCTCAAACAGTTTTGATAGGTTCATTTTCCTGACCTCATTTCGTATTTTCGTAATCTTTCCTTCTGCCTGGTGATCTTCTTGGCTTGCTCTGTATTTATCCGTACTAGCTCATCTACATTTAAAGCAGCCATCAATTTACTAAGCCTTGATGTACTTACCGTTTTTTGTTCGGACAATATTTCTGCTAACTGATTCCGTGCTTCACTTCTATTCATGAACGCAACACTTCACGAGCAAGATAATGAAAATGATGATAAATATAGTTTCCAGTGTAAGCAGGGTTAATAAAAACAGTTGAAAAATCATACCGTGCCTCAAATGTTTTTAAGCTGCCTAACAACGACTGCGGCTTATAAGCACTTCGATATTCACCATTAAGAATTTTCCGGTACCCATCAACATCCTCCACTACTAACACAAATGGATTATCCTTCGCTCTCCATAGCTCATGTTCAAATCTGTTTCGATCCTTAATACTTTGTACCAGCTCGTCCACTCCATTTTTCCGTTCCAAGCAAGCTGATAAGTACATATCACGACTGATACCATACTCTTCATTCTTAGGAATCATGGCCGTGTAATCACCAGTCTTCATTGTTTGAATCTTATAAGTAATGTCATGTCTTCTAAAATAATCACGTACATGTTCATTTACTTGTTCACGTGTATCAACGATGATTACCAAGGTTTTTAATAATTCGGTTAATTCTTTGTCTGTGTATTTAAAGTGAGTCCTACTCATGCTGCCCTCCCTTTAATTTGAGACATGGCTTTGTTGAATAACTGCTCATAAATCCGATCTGTTTCATCATTACAGTAATTTGCCACTGGTTCGTCGTAATTAGTCCAGCCATTGTTATACAGTAGCTGCATTAATTGGATCGTTAAATCTAACGACTCTTGATCAACTTTCAACCAATTATCAATAATTAATTGATTATCCACTGGTTTATTTGTCATATAATCAATTAATTTATCGATAGTTTGATTAATTAAATGCTTTTTGTCCGAATAATCACCTGATAAATAATTAATTAATCGTTTTTTGTAGCATTTAGCGAATTGTTTCATTTCATCAGTAACATTAGTTGGATTGGACAAGAAAAGCTCAGTCCCATCACGGGTTATAGCCGATCCCATTGATGAAAAATCATCTATAATTTGCTTTGGATGCATAGTAATCACCTCATATGGGTTAATAAAGGGTTAATTAATAATTTAGTTTATTAACCCGTTCAAACCATTGATACAGAAGCTTTTTTTAGAAAAGGTTAACGAAGGTTAATGGTTTTTCCTATATAGTTCTATTAATACTTATTAATTATTTAATTAATTGTTTTACATAAGAAAGGAACATAGAAATTAATTAACCCTCGTTAACCCACTAGTTAAAAACATTGATGTACCAAAGGTTTCACAACTTTTCTCTCTCGAAATTAATTAACTTTTCGTTAACCCCTTCATTAACCCTCTCCTGTTTTACTAGGTCTGGATTTTCACGCCTTAATCCAATTCCTTCAAATATCACTCTGTTTTTAGCTCCATTTGTTTTTTTAAAGCCCCTACTTTCTAGTGCCCTGTAAAAAGCTCGGTTCTTTAATTCGATTTCACCATTATCAAAACACCAGTCCTTATATTCTTCATAAAGAGCTTTTGCTTCACATTTTGCCAAAGGGTTAATTAAACACTTTTCCATTAAGAATGGTCCTAATATATCCATATCTTCACGATAACTATCGGTCGCCTTCTTGATCGACTCCGGCTGCTCCAACCCTTCCTTCTGCCACTTCAAGCAACCTTCCACCGCCCAACGGAGAATACCTGGCATTTCGGTTTCTAATTTCTGTGGAAGCTTACGATCAATCTGTTCTTTAGGGATTGTTACTTTAAATGGGACCTGACAAATGCGTCTCCAAATCCCTTCGTCACTACCCTTGATGATCGGTCTGTGGTTTGTGGTGAAGAAGACTTTGAACTCTGGTGTAAATTCGAAAAACTCTTGTCTCATGAATCGGGCCATCATCTTTTCCCCACCAGTAATCTGCTTTACTAATGACTCGGACAATTGCTGCCCTTCCTCACTTTCCACAGCTGAGACGAAACGAGCCTTGTCCAGTCGTGCAATATCGTTGTTTATTCCATTATCATTCTTCTTACGAATGAATGTATCGCTGTTAGTTTGCTTCCCATACGCCCCAAGCAAGGTTTGTACTGTATTAATAAATGTACTCTTACCATTCCGGCCGGTGCCGTATAAGAAGAACATTACTTGCTCTGAAATATCTCCTGTCAATGTGTAACCAATTGCTTTCTGCATGAAGTTAATCACTTCATAATCCGTTTCATCACTATCATTCTTAAAAATGCTTTCTAAGAACTTAATCCAGTTGGGGCAACCAGCTAAAGGATCATATTCTATAGATGAAATCTTAGTGAAGAGGTATTTTCTATCATGTGGGTATAACTCACCTGTCTTCAGATCAATCACACCGTTTTCACAGTTAAATAGATAAGAGTGATTATCCAACTCTTCATTGGTGACTGCGACCATTGGTCTAGCATCAAGAATGCTATTCATGCGGATCCCGCGCCTTTCACACTTCTGGGCCCACTCATATAATGCTTTCTTTCGACCTTTCTCTGCTTCAGCTGATTCTTTATAGAGGGCACGAAATGTTTGTGCAGCTAACTTTTCGATCTTTCGTTTACTATCATCTTCCCAACGCTTGCCATTCCATATAAACCAACCGCGCTCTTCGCAGAATCGAATGTTCTCCCCGTTGTAGTAAACAAGACGTTCTGCATTGCCTAATTCAGTCAGACGAAAGAATGGAGCTTCATCTTTCTTCTTAGCTTCTTTTTCGCTTTGAGGTTCTTCATCTGAAATATATATCTCATATGGTTTTGATACTGGTTGAGAGTAATCGGATATCGTTGTAGGGCAGGAGCGGACTGCTGCATCAATAGTCATTTGCCCATATGTTAATCCATCACCTGAATGAGTTTTATCCCACTTCTCACGATAAAGATTAGACTCACGAAACATATTGTCCATTTTTATAGAGTCTCGGTCAGTCCAGAATGCCAAGTAGTTACATAGAGCCAGGTCAGTTGATGAGTGATCACGGTTTATTAATGCCCCTTCAAATAATGATTTGATGTTGTCACCATTTTTACTGTTGAACATCTTTTCCCATAGCTCACGATTCGTCAGATCACCTATATTAGACGAATTGCGTTTTGGTAAGGATTTGATACTATTATCCTCTTCCGGCTCTATATACCTCGACCAGACTGTTTTTAGAGCGTCCGTTCTTTCCTGAATACCAACATCTCTAACCACACTTCCTGTGAAAGTGAAGTAACGGCCGTGACGGTAGATCTCTAATCCTAACTCTGGATTCTTCTTTCCTGTTCCAGGGCCACGCAAGGGTAATTTACCTTTGATAATAATATGGAGCCCTTCGCCACTAGGCGAAAATTCTGTATAACTGTCCACAATGTCTACAATATCTTTTGCAAGCTCATTATAAGCGCCTTCTTCAATACAATCATCTAGATCAATACCAATAAATTCATCTTCTTTAGAAAACATAAAGCCGATTCCGTCATACCTACCAGTAGCAAAAGCATGCTGCGCTTCATTGAATGTGGACCATGATGAACGATCATTTGATTTCGCAAACTGGCCGTTTGCTTGATAAGGAACCTTTGTTGGCTTATCATTCCTGATCTCCGATTTCCAAACAATCCACTGAGGAGTGTTCTTGAGTTCATCCGGTATTCGATTGAAATCATAATTCATATTGAACTCCCCTTTTGTTGAAAGAAGGGAGCTATGAAGCCCCCTCTATAGATTGTTCTTAAAATGGTACATCTGCATCAGAAATGGTTGGACCTTGGTTAGCTTGTCCTACTTGTGATTCTTTAAAGCCTTTAACTTCTGGATAGGTTTTACCATTGTATTCACGCTCTCCTACAATTAAACGAACTGGCTTATTCAAAAACTCATCTGCCCATTCTTTATAACTGCCATATTGTTTGCCGTTTGGAAGTTTAGCAGCCTTAGAAGCTTGTTGAAATCTCCAAGGGTTATCACTTACTACGAAGTTGTCATATAGTAGCTTTTGACCTTTGGCCGCTTGCTCCACATCACTACGAATCTCATAATCAAAGACAATCATTTGAGTACCATTTGATGATGTTTTTTGCTCATAATTTACAGGTGTAGCCTCATACTCACCTGGTACTACCTTTTCGAAATATTCACCTTTTGAATGATCAATTTTAAACATGTATAATTCCTCCTATTTGTTTATGATTAGTTCACTTTGCTTACAACCTTTTCGGTCATCTAACTGATTTTTTGCATACGTGCTATTTGTAGCAGAAAGAACAAATCCTCGTTCTCCGTCCTCTTTAATCAGGATTCTGCCAACAACATCGCATAAACCAAGTACATTGTTCATAATCTTTTTATTAATTTGTGGGTAACTGCGATTGTATTGATGGCCACTACTATCAGTAAATAGATCATCCGTTTCCCAAGCAGTCCAGATCAAATTCGCGCCAAGGTTCTTTAAGTATCGCAAGCTATTGACTATTCGAAACTGCATATACTGGTAGTCACCTTGTGATGGAACACCTTTATTTTTCCCCTTGCTCCCTAGATCAGAAAGCAAGCATCGTTCTAACTCGCTAATGTTGTCCACAACAATATTGTTGTATTTGCCTCTATATTTTTCTTCAAGCTCCATAATGATTTTCTGCCATTCATCCCAGGTATCAGTATTACTGACATAAACAATATCAATGTTTTCTTCCCCTTTAAGCACCTTAGTTGTCCTATCCACATCAAGAACTAATGTCTTACCGGGAAAAGATTTGATTGATGATGTCTTGCCCATACCAGGAGGGCCATAAATCAGATACGTTGCTTGATTATGAGACAATTCCTTTGCGCTTACTATTTGCATAATTACACCTCAACTTTAAAAGATGTATTAGCTTCAGTTACTTCAACACCTGGCACTACTTGTCCATCTTCGTTAAGGACAATCTTTTTACCGCGAACATCTGCAATCTTCAACGTCTTTTTCAGGTCAGCCCACTTAACTTCTTCCTTAATGAAATCTGTTAGATTGTTAGATTTAACATAATCTAGAACAAAGTCTTTATTCACTTGCTTTGGAGCTTCTTTGACAGCTCTACTTTTCGATTTACCGTATGGAGTGCTAATCGTCTTTGCTTTAGGATCAGCTACAAGTTGTTCTTGGTGATACTCTTTAATTAGAAATTCGAAGAACTGAAGTGAGTCTTCAATCGGCTTTTTCTCTTCATTTATCCACATTGTAATCCGCTCAATTTCAGCAGCTGCTAGTTGCTCTTTCTTCTTTTTTTCTTCCAACAGTGCATTGTACTTACGGAAAGCCCAGTTTAGCTGATCAAGATCATTTATCTTAAATCGATCCTTTGTTTCCTCAGTTAACTCAACACCTTCTAGCTCTTCCATTTCGAATTTTTGTAAAGCGTTCATCTTATCCCTCCATTTGTGGTAAACTAAATTTGACTAAATCTTTTAAAGGCCTTCTACCTCTGCCAAGGTATGAGGTCTAAGTTATGCTTTTGAGTTTCCACTTCACCGATTCTTCAGTGTGATCTAACCGTACTGCTAACTGCTTAATCGTGTAACGTTTGCGATGATGTTTTAAGTAGAAAACCTCGTCTTTGCTCCATTCTCTTGCAATTGTTACATTACTTCCTTCGAGCTCATTTCCAATTTCTCTTAGCTCTTTATAAACTTCACAATTAGAAAGGCAAAAGCGATTACGGTCGTCACCTCTCCTCAAATCTTTAATTAATTCACAACCCTTGCAGTGCTTATCAAGAAGCTTTCCAGCCTGAATTATTAATTTACTCTTTGCTTTCATTTGAAAGCCCCCAAGATATATAGAGTGATTCTATTCGACCTTCACTACTTAATGTGATTTTGATTTCAAAACCGAGATCTTCAAAGTGAGATTGAATAAGATCCACACGGTCTTTAGGCATACGATTCAGTAAGTAACCATAATTGTGGAAAGGAGTGTTCATGATATAGATCATGGTGTCTCCTAATCTCGCATGCTCCCACATCACTTCTTCTAAACCTTTGATGGTTTTGTCAACCTGAGCTTCATACCCTTCTGCAGCTAAATCACGTAATTCTTGTACATTCATTTCATATACTCTCCCTTCATCTTTCAGGTTCATTGGCTCCCTGTTGAGCGCTTAAATGATCAACGTGGTTTTTCATTGGCTGCTCCACTACAGCGCATCAATTAACATAGCCTATCTCATCAGCTGTGGCTGGCTATTCCCACTAGACTAGGGAAAACCCTAGTTTCGAATTTGAAAGTATGATAGTATTACGTTGTCATGGGATTTATCCTTATGCCGATTGCGTTGCTGCGCTTTCGGCTTTTTCTTTTGCCTCTTTCAGCTGCAGTGCTGCCTTTGTACAAATTCGCAAGATACGTGTTTTCTTTTTCGCTTCAAGCACCTCAATCAGATCTTCCTTATATCCTTTTTCTTTATAGTGCTCAGCTGTCTGTACCAAGATCGATTCGATATTTAATAACATGAAGTAATGCTTTTCTGTTGGATTTGATAGAACAATAGATTTTAATGACATGGTTTGTTCCCACTTTCTTTTATTAGATTTGGTTCGACTTCATATGCAGTCAAATTTCGCAACTAGGGTAAAAAGATAACTCTCTTCTGCGAGAGTTCATATGGTTGCTCTTGTATTTTACCAACCTATATTGAACACACTTTATACGTCGGCACTCATTCTTTCTCACATGGAACAGTTGATTTTTCTTCATCTTCAGTCATTGCATATTCACAGGTGAGAAGAAATCTAATCGCCCTCATTTGTGCTTCATCGGAAGGCTGCGTTCTTTTTTCTTTTTCCATAGCAACCCTTCCCTTCTAACTACAGATTTTCTGTACTTGACCTTCAAAAAAAATTATCTCATCAAAAGCAACCGATGTTTCCTGAACAAAGGTAAAGGCGTGATCCATCCTCAATACCTTACGGTATTTTTCATACTGAATGTAAGTTTTCTCAGACATGCCCAATTTGTTAGCCATTTCTACCTGATTCAAGCCACCTAAAATTCGGGCTTGTTTAAGAGTGTACTTCAAGTTGATCACCTCCGTTGAATAGAACTTTACTACAGTTTTTCTGTAGTTACAAGCGATTAATACAGAAAAACTGTAAAAATGTCACAAATAGATACTTTTTTCACAGAAAATCTGTACTTTTCTACAGTTTTAATGTATTATTAAATTAACCGAGGAGGGTTTAATATGACCGTAGGAAAACTAATTAAATCAATAAGAACTTCAAATAAATTAACTCAAAGTGAATTCGCTAAAATACTAGGTGTTGCCCCTACAGCTGTTTCCGCATGGGAAAGAGATTCAAATAGACCTCTAATGGACAAGATCGTTATGATCTCTAAAAGATTCAATGTAGAAATTAATGAATTCTTTGAAGACTATACAGAAAATAAAGCTCTGGACCAGGTAGCAGAACCTATTAATCACTACAATATTCAACACGTTGAGCTTCCTTTATACGGCAGTGTAGCAGCAGGAGCACTTGCCACAATAGAAGGAATTACAGAAGAAAACCTTAAACACATCAAAGTACCTGTGGAAATGCTAGGCAAATATAGTCATTCAAAAGATTTATTTACCATGAGAGTTAATGGAGATAGCATGAATCGAATTATCCCAGATGGCTCATTAGTTATATGTAAGCCGATTGAATTTACAGCAATCCAAGATAACGACATTTTAATTTTCAGTCACGACGGAGAATATAGCATGAAACGTTTTTGGAAAGATCCAGAAGACGGATCTCTTATCTTTAGCCCTGAATCAACTAACAGACGTTTTAGAGAGCTCGCTATCGACTCTACTACTTGTAGAGATTTACAAATATATGCAAAGGTCATTGGTTACTCTGTAGTTTTAGATTAGATGAGGTGGTACATTTGAGAGTTGCTGTTTATATTCGAGTATCTACACAGGAACAAGCGCAAGAAGGATACTCTATAAAAGCTCAAAGAAAAAAGTTAGAAGCATATGCGTTATCTCAAGAATGGGAAATAGTACAGTTCTACGTTGATGAGGGTTTGAGCGCAAAGGATATGAACCGTCCTGAGCTGCAACGTTTATTAAACAATATGGAAGAGGGCGCTTTTGATTGCGTCCTTGTTTATAGATTAGATCGACTTACCCGCTCAGTGTTAGACCTTTATGAAATGATTAAAAAATTTGAAAAGCATGATATTAAATTCAAATCTGCTACAGAGGTGTATGACACCACTACCGCCACAGGAAGACTGTTCGTGACGATCATTGCCAGCCTTGCTCAGTGGGAAAGAGAGAATTTAGGTGAACGTGTAAGATTTGGCCTGGAACAAAAGGCTAAAGAAGGTAAGTGGGCTTTAAGCACGCCACCCTACGGATACGATATAGAAAATGGCTACCTAAAGATAAATGACGGTGAAGCGAATACAGTAAAATATATTTTCGACCAATATTTAAAGGGCAGAGGTATGAATCAAATTGTGACGGACCTTAACGATAATGGGACCAAAACCAAATCAAATTCAAACTGGCATCAAGGATCCATCAGATACATCCTTACAAACCCTGCCTATATAGGTACGATGAGATATAACTTCAGAACAAATAAGGAAAATTACTTTGAAGTCGAGGATGCTATCCCTCCAATTATTGATAAAGACTTATATGAGACCGTACAAGAGATAAGAAACACAAGAGCCCAATTACATCCCCGGGCCGCAAATAGCGATTATGTTTTTAGCGGCATTGCAAAGTGTAAAAGATGCGGAGCTCCTTTGTTTGGCAAAACTTCTAAAAAAGTAAAAGGCGATAAAACATATCTTTCGAAGTCTTATAAATGTTCCAATGTAAGAAGAGGAATGTGTGATCAACCTACTATTACAGACAGTTTTCTCGAAGAACAATTCCATAAAATATTATCGATTTGGGACTTTTCTAAAAATATTAAAAAGATACAAGGTACAGATCTTAATACAGAGTTAGATGAGCAAAAGCTCATCAGAAGACAGTTAAGTGATGTCAATAAAAGAAGATCTAAATGGCAATATGCTTGGGTGAATAATATGATTTCCGATGAAGACCTTAGCAAAAGATTACAAGAGGAAACACAAAAAGAAGAAGAATTAAACCAAAAGTTAGAACTTATCCAAGGGATGAACAATAACTCAAAAGGTCCTTCAAAACAGTTTATCAATGATATGGTATATACATGGAATAAGCTGACTGCAAAGGACAAGAAAAAATTATTACACCTAACAGTCAAGGAATTCAAAGTCGATAAGATCTCTAAAAAAAGATTGCCAACATCGGTTGAAGTATCGGATATTATTTTTAACTAA